ATCCACTCATGTATGCAGTGCCCCCTGCGAGTGCGGCATTTAATAAAGCTTGTTCTGCGTCTTGTCCTGCTGCAAGAGATCCAATACCCGATCCAATTGAAGCACCCATCGGCCCACCAAGATACATACCGATACCCGCTCCAATAATTGGTGCAGCTTTTTTTAATGTTTTAGTAAAATTCTTAAATATACCCATAGCTTATAATACCAATAATTTGTTGTTTCTTCAATACTATATCTGTGCTAACGCACTTGTTGTCACTCTTGTCTTCGATACATCTTGTATACTTGCCACAACATGCAATCTGTTTGCCGTAGCTGCTTGTACTTTTATAGATTCTCCACTTTGTAATACTAGCTCTCTTGTTAAAAGTTCTATTGTTGTATTAGCACCAACGGCTTTAACCTTAAATAAACTAAACACTGCATTGCTTGTGTCAACTAGTGTCACTGTAATTGTGTCTGCATTACCACTATCTTCTGATACCAATATAGATGTTACAATAGCGGCATTAAAGTCTGCTGTTGTTGGTACAGTAAACAAGGTCGTAAGGTTTGTCGTTGTCAAATCTACCTTTGCGTTCAAAAGACCTTGTATATACTGGGGAATACTGGTGATTAACATTAACGTCTACCATCCTCTCGTATATCAACTCGTGGTGTACCTAACTTATATTTTGTACCCAATGAAGTTGAATCAATCCTAAGTGCAAATGATCTACCTCGCAACCTATAATCTAGTTTTTCTGTAAATTGTTCTATTGGACTTGTTGCAGATCTTTGTGTTGCACCTTCCGTTGTTTGATTAAAGTTAGACCCTGGGAAGTTCTTTGCTTTCATCGTAAACGATACATCTGGGTTAACACTTGTTGATCCATCAAACGTAACATCAGGTATAACTCTTTTTAAGAATACAAACTTTTCACCATCGCCAATATCTATTGGTGCAGATTCAATAAAAGATGTCATAGCAGAACCATCATCATCAAATCCTACCTCATGATTATACAATAAAGATCCACCAGTTGCTATCGGTAGTGTACGGATACCTCTATCAAGCCATGCTTGTCTTGCTAATGTGCCGTAATACCAAACTTTTTCTATGTAGTTGTAAGCCACATAAGCATCTATTTCTGTGCTACTAGCTGTTGGATAAAACCATAACAATTCACTAAACTCAGAATTTACACCTGCATGTACTTTGTCTCGTTCTTCAAAGTTAAAATCTAAGAATACTTTGTCTTTTACAGTACATGGCAGTTGAACAGTTTGACCACCTGCATATACATAAAAAGTATCAACACCCATCCAGAACACACTATCTTCTATGGCTATAGCTGCTGCAGGACTCATTATTGTTATATTCTTAGATAATTCTTGCAAACCAAATGTAAAAGGTGGGCCTATAAATTTCATGGCGTGTAATGTTTTATTAGTAAAACAAAGTATCTGTTGTTTTGTTTCAACGGCTTGAACAAAAGTTGATCCACCACCTAATCTTAAATCACCTGCTGTGTTTGTAGCAGTCGGAAAAAAGTCAACTGGATTTTCTTGTGATGAAAATCTAATAAGTAATGGATCTTGTACCCCATCACCTTGTGTCGCTGTGCTACTACCACCGAAACCATCACAGCCAAAAGCAATCACATGTCTGTCTTGATCTGATACAAGAACTTGTTTAGCTATTGTTGGTACACTTGTTTGTCCAGAAAAAGTTGTACTTAATTCAACTGCTCTATTACCTAAACCATTTGTCTTATCCCAGTAAAATATGCCAGAGTCTCTAGCATTTATTAGCAAGTCCTCACCAAAATTATCGTGTGACCATAATCTAATCTGTGCTCCAGGAACCGTGACATTTGCTGCATTACCCCATCCAACAAAATCATTGGCAGAATCTGCATTACCAACGGCTAATCTTACAAGAGTGTTGTCGGCATGTGTTGCGGCGGTTGTGCCACTATGTCCACGAGTTACAGTCATTGTGTTGTCATCCGTGGTTGCCGATACAAGCATCAATTCTTCTTCTACAAGAATGACATCATTAGCTGTATTCATTCCAGTTTCATCATCTACATCAACGGCAGTCTCACTATCATCTAAGGCTTCATTAAGTTGTGTCGCTAAAGCACCAGAGGTTGTACCACTCCATTGACCCGCACCCCAACCTGTACCACCAACTGTTACGTCTAATCCTACATTCAGTTGATATATACCAACAATACTTCCACCACCATTGCCACTATCCGAGGCATTAGCTGCTACGCTTGATGTAATTGTGTAAGAATTAGAACTTATTAAGGAGGTTATCTGAAACTCTGCATTAAGTATCGTAGCCGTAATTGTGCCACCTAGACTAGCTGCACCAGAGAATGTTACAAAGTCTTTTTCATTAGCACCATGTGCTGGATCTGTAACTGTTATTGTTGTTGATCCGTTTGTTGCTGCAAAAGTTACGTCACCCGCACTAGTTGTATTTCTAATAGGTGTAATATCATTAAAAGTCTGACCTTCTTCGATGTAATATTTAAAGTGTGTGCCAATACCTAGAAAGTCAGATCCATCTAAAGCTACCCAGTTGTGTAAACGTCTTGCTGATCCTTCATAAGTATTCGGACTATATTTTTCCCAGCCACCAAATTTTTCTGGAAAACCAAATCTAAATCTTACTTTGTCCCCATCAACAAAACCACCTTCATTACTGTATGATGTAATATCAGATATTATTCCTGGTTTAAATTTTAAAGATGTTATAGGCATTACGCTGTACCTCCAGATAAAGATCCACTACCGCTTGATGTAACATTGCTCACACCTTGTATTGATTTACCTGCCGCTCCACCCGATGAAGCAGAAGCACCATTTGAAGGTGCTGAAGATGGATAACTAATTGTAGTGCCCGTACCATTACCGCCAACACTGCCACTTGAACCCGATGCACCAAACGCACCACCTGCTCCTCCATTACCACCACTACCTGCATTAGTTCCACCAGAACCACCGCTACCTGCTGAACCAGCAGATTGATTGTATCCTTGACCAACACCCCCTGCTCCAGCCGATCCACCAGAAGTTGGCTCATTAACCGATAAAGATAAACTAGTGGTCATGTTATTATAGAAAAATGCCTGCCCTGAACTACCATAAGGACCAACAGTGTAATTACAAAAATAATATGTTGTACTTGCGGCTAAAGGTGCTTTTACTCCACTCCATGATAAACCACTTCCATAGTCAGCACCACCTTGACCTTGACTTTTTGTATTTTCTGATGTGCTTATATTAACAAGAGGTGTTCCACGATGACCTGTTTGACCATCTTCTGGAAAAGGATCACTGATAGATGAAGATAAACTATATTCAGCAGATTTATTAACTTGAAACGAATACCACATTGGTCCCATGTTAGATATAACTGAAGTTACTGGATTACCTGATATGTTTAATCCCCATTCACCCGAACCAATACCAGACCACGCTCTTGGTCCAAACTGCGTTAAAACTGAATAAGGCACAAAAGTTGGCTTGTTTCCCGTCTTGTCTGTTACACTAGAAATTGTAGCCGTTGCACTAGCACTTCCTGCACCACCTGCACCACCTGCACCACCTCCGCCACCTCCAGCTTTGATTGTGCCGTTATTAACTAAAGTTACGGCAACACTTCCAGCAACCTCAAGTGCATTACCGCCAGTACCACCATTGGCTGCACCACCTGCACCTTCTATACTGCCATTGTTCGTAACTGTAATAGAACCAACACCATTGCTCTCTATGGTTAAAGCGGCATTAGATACACTAGTTGATCCAACTGTTTGAGAGGCATTTACTACAAATTGTTTTGGATAGTCAACCTCGTAGTCATCTCCAAAAATAGTGTCTGCACTTTGGTTTGTAGCTGAAGAAGAATATGTTTTTCTAAAAGCTCTTTCTTTACTGTAAAAATCATTGAATGATATGGCTCCCGAAGCAGGTACACCAGCAGACATATTTGTAGAAGAATTATTACCCGCATTAGCACGAACCAAGGAACCACCAAGATAAAACTCTGTCAAAGCTCGACTTGGTAAATTTGATCCAGGATTATATTGTTCTTCAATGTCTTGAAACGATATAGCTCCAGATGCCTGCAATGCTGCCATTATGGACTTCCAAACGCTGTTATATTATTTGCAGAAGTTACTGCACCATTAGAGGCTAATTTAAAAACTGTTGTGCCATTATACTTAAAATCTAGATCAGTACTATCAAGCACAATCTCCCATTTACTACTTCCAAACTTAATAGACTCATTACCCATGAGAATATCATTTGAATTTACGTCTAAATTACCACCTAATTGTGGAGATGTATCAGCTACTAAATCGGTTGCATTTAATAAAGTTGTTACAGCAGCACCACTACCTGCACCATCTGCAAAAACAATATCAGAGAAACCATTTAACAACGTAACAGATGCACCACTACCTTGCTTTATTGTAGCTGTTTGACCACTACTGTTTTTTATAAAATATTGTTTTTGTTGATCGTTTGGAGAAATAGTTAAATTAAAAGCACCTGAAGGTGTTCCAGATAAAATTATTATTCTATTTTGCCCGTCTGATACTGTACCATCACTCGTGGTAAGAGTAGTATTTCCAGAAATAGTTAAGGTTACAACTCCATTTAGAGCTTTGTCAATTATGTCAAAGTTATTGTTGGTTGTGTTACCCCAAGTACCCGCTTGTTCACCAGAACCAATCTTTTCTATTCCTGTGTTTGATGTATATGTACTTGCCATGTTTACCTCACTGTATCTCTGTCCAAGTTTCCGTACCAGACGGAGTTATTGTTGTCCAACTTTCTGTGCCACTCGGTGTTATCTGCGTATAACTTTCTGGTGTTGCACTTGCATTTACCACTACAAACTTAATATCTCCAACAGATGTTTTAGTAAAATTAAGATCTTTACTTGCAACACCTGACCTTATCATAATACCATTTGACGTTTGAGTAAACTCCGTTGTTAAGTCTATCTCGGATACATCTAATCTATTTGCTGCTGTACTTTGTGTAAACTCACCACTTAGTTCGGCAGATGTTATACCTATAAACGTACCAGTAGATGTCTGTGTAAAGTTACCACTTATATCTGCTATACCGCCTAATATACCAACACCTACAGAAGTCTTAGTTGATATAGCACTCATCTCTGCCACACCAGCTAATACAAGACCACCTACATCTGCAATGGAAGTTTCGGCAATGGCTGAGTGACCTAGCATTAATCAGCATCCTCTATTTTGTTGCCTTCAGCTACCCATTCTTGGATT